TTTACCGATTGCATAATATCTGTTTCTGCAATTATTCGGTCAAATTACGCTGTCTGCCAGCAGATGGTCTATGTTTTGGCTGAAATGTATTGGCGAAAGACGTGGTAAGCAATCGGTAAATAGGGAGATTGCAACGTTCACTGAGAGGCTTATGTGAGCATATAAAATTGCCAACGTGCCCGAGCGGTAAAGGGAACGGTCTTGAAAATCGTCTGTCAGAAATGGCTTGTGGGTTCAAATCCTACCGTTGGCGCTTCGATCTTTGATAATTGAATATTGACGGTTTGAGTGATATAATTCTAAATATTATACAGAGGAGAAAACTATATGGAAAAGGTATTAAAATGGATAAATAAGCATAAGAGACTTTCTGTTTTGGTGATTGTGATTATTATATTTATGCCAATCATTGTTATTCATTTTCTGTTTAAAATAAGGACAGGATGTTATTTGATAACGGCAGAGTGGGCAGCCGGAGATGTGCTTGGATATTTTGGAGATGTGCTTTCATTTGTAGGTACAATTATTTTGGGTTATGTGGCTATTTGTCAAACGCAAAAAGCCAATAATATATCTGAAAAACTTATGGAAATGGATATAGTGAAAATGAAACCATGCTTTGATTTTAAAAATTCCCAAAGATTTTTTATGTCATTAATTGATGACGCAAATAAGGTGCAAGAGAACTATAAAAGTGATAAAGCAATATTTTTAGATGTATTGATTACGGCAAACCCAAGAACCGGTATGACAACAAATGTGTGTTCAATGGTTTTGGATGTTACAAATAGTGGACATAGCGATATAAGATTTGTTTTTGTTGAAAATATTGACTTCTATTTGCTCGTAATGGATAAAAGAAACAAAAACGAAAAAATACCAATGATAATTGGAAATTCTGATATTAAAATTGGTGAAACCAAAAAGTTAATTATTCAAATTCGTAGAGAATTTGTTGATGAAGATGATTTAAAAGATACGTTGTATAAAGACAATGTTGAAAATATAATGCCGCATCTAGAAATGCAACTGCATATTGTTACTACCGATGGAATTGATTATTATGAAAATATAGTTTGTGGAACAAACTGGGACCAAGAAATGAAAAACAAAACGAATTGTATAGAAAGAGAATTAAACATTATGAAGGTAGAAGTTACTTCAAAAAAATAAATATACTACCAACCGTCAATATTCGATGGTTGGTATTTTTTACGCAAAAATGAGGTGAAAGCATGACGCTTAATATAACGGAAGACCAGAAAGAAGTTATTGAATCGCAAGGATATATGGTTGTTGAGTTCAAATTATGGTGTCGGAAATTAGGCAAGATGATTCTTGAGTATGCTGAAAAAGTAATTGATACTTGGCGAGCAATAGTTTTGTTTATACAAGAACAGGCAATTAAGGCATTCAAGCATATCAAGGATTTTGTGGAACAGCTATCAAACGAATTGGAGCCATATATGGGCTCCTTGGATTACATGGATTGTGAGAAAAAGAAATATCTGTTTGTTCGGTCACTTGGAAGAGCATATGAAGCGAATGTAAGAAGAAAAGTTTTTTATCACAGATGCAGGGATAGGTGTTGAATATGTGTAATTTTTGTAAAAATATAGGAATTGGAATCCCAGATTGGGATTTCCTTACTCCAGATGAAAATGGAAGAGTTCCATCCGGCATTAAGGCGGAGCTTCGGAAAATTTTAGATGATGGAGCAATTATTTTTACAAACAGTGCTGAAGAATACGGATACGGCGCGCTAAATATTTCATTTTGCCCTATGTGTGGCAGAAAGTTGGTGGAAGAATGAAAATATTATGGAAAAGTCTTAGAATAATCTGCGTTGTCCTATACATTTTTCTGACATGGATTATGATTTCATGTGTTTTAGGGTATTTATTATCCGAAATGATAGGAGACATTGGCGATTGGATGGGAAAAATATTTTGTACATTGCTCGGATGGGGAGCGATTGAAATTGCAGATAGCGTGATTAAGCATACTTTGAAAGAGGACTGAAGAATGAAAAATATCATTGTAATTACCGACAGCGCGAAAATTGCCGATGTAGAGTTTAAGTCGCTACGACAAAAGTTGATGGACAAAGAGCTGTTGGTAAAATCTGATGCTATGCATTGGATGCTATATACACAACAACTAATTATACTTTTTTGGAACATTGATACTGGAACGCATCCGCTCATCCCTATGCTGCACACAATCGCATATTCAGATTGCAGAATAGGGATAAGGAAAAACGAGCCTATTATGTGCAGAATTAGAAAATGGCAGAGAATTGAGCGATTGGTAGAACATATGCCGCCTAATGCGAAAGAAATACCGTACAGTGATATTGAAAATTTGAAAATATGGCTGTGAAATGATTCTGGAGGATTGAATAAATGAGTATGGCAGAATTGATGGAATCGATAACAGATGAATTAACTGAACAGATGGAACATGACGCATTTGCACGGTATATGAATCCACTAGAGGGATTGATAGATGTACGTTGTAGCAAGTGCAACCGCCTTTTAGGCAAATTCAACGGACAGGCTGAAATTAAATGCCCGAAATGCGGGAAAATCAATAGAATTTGGGTGAAATGAGTATGGATTTATGCATGGATGAATTAGAACGATTGGAAGAGGATATTGCGGACGGTAACTTTCGTGGAGTTAAATATCTTGACACATGGGATTATGAGGATGAATACTCACACAATGATATTGAGATTGCGAGAGATAAGTTTATTGAAAAGGCAAATGACTTTTTCCGAGAAAATGATTTACCTTATACGATGAAAGAAGTTTGTGAAAACGCAATGGTATGTGACAAAGATACCGGAGAGATACTTTATCAACAGAAAGCAATTTAACAAAGTCAGAGCACCAGTTGCAGAGTGCCATGTGGCACATATGTAGAGAGAGCCGAATTTCCAAAATTTGAGGAAAGGAGGTTCTCTCTTTTTGGTTTCAGAACAGACGCGGGGAACCGCTGACGATATTAAAAATTACATAAAACAGCATGGAATTGAATCACGGTCACTGTTTGACCTCTTGGATGTGGCAAAGATAGCGTTTGAAAAGGAAAATGACACGGAATGGGCGTTGAAAGTCACTTCGTACATCAAAGATTGCTGCAAGTGGGCGATTCAAAACAGTATTGAAGTCTTACAGATGGATGAATTGTACTGGAAAACCATGAAAGCTGAAGCTCCGTACCATTTTGAATCATTCCTTTTCTACATGGAGAAGAACCGCCGACCGAAAAAGCGATTCTATGAGCCAAGAAAGCGGACACTCAAAATCGTTGTTGACGATCTCCAAGACTTGGAAGATGGAAAGTTAGATTTTTATGGCTTATCACTCCCACCACGAGTAGGAAAGTCCACTCTTTGTATTTTCTTTCTTACATGGGTTATTGGTAGGCATCCAGAGAGCCACAACGCTATGTCCGGGCATTCCGGCATTTTAGCTGACAGATTCTATAATGACGTATTTAAACTCACGCAAAACGAGGAATACACGTTCAAAGAGATATTTCCGGATATTGATCTTGCAAATAAGTCATCCGAGAAGAATGAACTTTACTACTCTCCTACAGAAGCATTTGCAACGCTGACTTGCCGAGGAATTGACGGAACATGGACCGGTGCGGTTGATATTAGTTCGGACGGATACTTATATGTCGATGATATGGTTCGTGATCGTACCGAATCATTGAGTCCTATTCGATTGGAGAACAGATACCAGGATTACTTAAATGTCCTTGTTGACCGTAAAAATGACGGGTCCAAGGAACTTATGGTCGGTACTCGTTGGAATGTTTATGATCCACTCGGACGAGTAGAGACGGAGAATGCGAACAATCCGCGCTACAGATTCCGGAAGATTCCTGCATTGGATGAAAACGATGAATCCAATTTCCAATACGATTACGGAAAAGGATTTTCTACAGAATATTACAGGAAGATGCGCGATCGTCTGGATAAAAACGAATGGATGGCTAAATATCAGCAGAGACCATTTATTCGAGAGGGATTACTCTTCCCATTGGACGAGTTGAATTATTACAACGGAGTGCTGCCGGATGGAGATTGTATCACGGCCGCAGCGTGTGATGTTGCATGGGGCGGCGGAGATAGTCTTTCAATGCCGTTTGGAAAACTTTTCGGGAGCGTCGATGATGGACCTATATATATACCGGATTGGATTTTCAATAAAGGTGATAAATACGTTACAAAACCTCTTGTTGTGGCAAAGACGTTGCAACATAAGCCTAATATGGAGCGTTTCGAGGCTAATAATGGAGGGGATGAGTACGCAGAAGATATTGACCGTCTATTAAGAGAACAAGGCTTTAAAACCAACATTTCTTGGGCGAAAGCAAGTAACCAAGTAGGAAAGATGGCAAAGATTATCCAATATGCGCCGGATGTTAAGCGAAGGTGTTATTTCCTTAAACCGGAACTACAGAGCCAAGAGTATAAGGCGGCAATGGAAGAACTTGGAATAATCGTTCAAGTCGGTAAGAACGAGCATGAAGATAGCGCAGATGGATTGGTACAGCTAATACAACTATTTGAAAATGGGAATGTAAAGACAACAATTATCAATAGCCCTATGGAATAGAGGAGTGATAGAGTGAATAAAAGACAGTTGAATCTTGAAAAATATGGTATTTCCGGTAAGCGATACAAAGAACTTTGCGGATTCTGTGAGCAATATCCGGAATGGAAAAATCAGTTGAAATTCAGTAATGATACGGTTAAGAGCATTGAAATTACAGATATGCCGATCACACATAACAATGCGGATGCTACCGGAAATCTGGCAATTAAGCGAGTTGGATTGGAAGAAAAATGCCGGTTGATTGAAGAAATTGCAGAACTGGCCGGAGAGGATTTGAGCCAATACATCATCAAGTCTGTTTGTTATGAGGTTCCGGTTACATATCTGATTGCCTGTGAGGGTATGCCAATTGGAAAATCGGCATTTTATGAGATGCGCAGATATTTCTTTTATCTGCTTGACAAAAATAAAGCAATGTGAAATGCGGAAAAAAGGGACATACTTTCATGATATGATTGTATCATCGGAAAATGAAAAATGAGCCATTGGGGTGAACCCAGTGGCTTTTTTGATGCGTGGAGATTTTATGAAACATAAAGAGATTCAAATCAGATGTCCGGTTTGTGACATGTTACAAAATCCAATATCTGCGAACATGGGAGATAAAATTTTGAAGTGCAGTGGATGCGGAAAGCACATGAAATACCATTGGAGAAGTAATGTTGTCACGGAGATCAGAAAGCCAGCACACAATGATTCTGGCGGCACAGAGCTTTATTGAAATGAGGTGAGAGAGTGAGTGAGAAAAGAGATAGCGTTGAGTTTAGAGGACGTAGAAAGATTTATACAGACGTTGACAAGGTAACGAGAGACAATGTTATCTATGTTCTCCGACAATCTCTTATATATCACAATCAGAATAAAGATGATGTGACGCGGCTTATTTCATTTGAAAAGGGCAATCAACCGCTCATGCGTGAAAAGAGCGTTCGCAAGGATATTGATATTAAGTCAATTTCCAATCTTGCGCACCAGATCACAGAGTTTTGGCTCGGCTATTTCTGGGGCAATCATATGGCTTTTGTGCAGAAATCGGATAAACATCCTAAAGGCAGCAGGCCGGAAGATAATGATTCGGCCATTACATTGTTTAATGAGATGTACGATGCAGAAGATATGGAAATGAAAGATCAGCTTCTTGCTTATTACTTGGAAGTGACAGGAACTTGCTGCCAGCTTATTGACATCAAAAGGGACCCGCAGGATGGTGACGCGGCATTTGATTTAGTTACGCTTGACCCGCGGTATTCCTTTGTTGTTTATTATTCAAATGCATATGAACGACAGGCAATGGGAGTTTCATATAGTGAATTTAACAATACAAAAATCTATACATGCATTACCGAAGATGCGGTTTACCGGATAAAAGATGCATTAAAAATTGTTGACGGAAAAGAACAAGACATTTTTTGGCATGTAGAGAGATCCGGCGAAGCTAACCCGTTCGGGATGATTAACATTGTTGAGTTTGAGCGATCTACAGACCGCACGGGTGTATTTGAACGTCAGATTGACGAATTGAACGCTTTGAACATTCTTGAATCTGATTTGTGTAATGATGTGTCACAGACCACACAGGCGAACTGGTGGGGCAATGATATTGAATTGGATAAGGATGATGACGGAAAAGTAAAAGGACCACAGGCCGGACAATGGATTTTAACAAAGACCAACGGAAACGGAAAGCAACCAAATATTAAGGGGCTGGTCCTTAATTACGACTATACCGGCGTTCTTGCCAATATCCAAGCCAAACATGACGGTATTTTGGAAAGAACGTTCACACCAAAACAGACAGAG